TTTATAGGTATATCAACATAAGTTTTGCCTGCCTCGATAATTCCGACAGTTTCTGTTGCAAAATATTTTGAATTATCTCCCGTAACTCGTGTTCCTGCTGGAACTACTACATTGGCCAGTAATTCATTTGTTAAATGAAATCGTTCAATACTCCCGGATTTTTGAGGTTTTAAACGGCCACAATCAACACCGTCACCGATTGCATCTAATGTTTCCGCTTTTGCATATCTTAAAAAACGCTGACGCGTCTGTTCATTAATATAGTTATATTTCTGTATATATAAAGCTGCAATTACATCTGTATAAATACGTCTTTCATCACCCGGATATAAAGGGGATTTCACACCTGTTTCAACCGTACCTACAATATCATTTATAATCTCTTTTGAATTAGTCTTAATAATATCTATATCACTCATCTGCTTCCCCTATAATTGTATTCAGGTTAAGTACTTCAATATCATTTTCGGTGTCAGTCACAATATTTGAATCGTTTAATTTTACCCGCGGTTCATAGGTTTCAATAAGCCATACTGCATGGTTTATCGTCTCGGCTCTGAATTCAGTTATTGTTTTATCTGTTAAGTCAGGATTCATTCCCCTTAAGCGGTCGTAGGGGATTTCCCCTTGCCATAATCGCATTAAATTATGTATGCACACCTGCGGTGTACCATTTCCGCTTGCCAGCATAATATTTCTCCTTATCTTTTTGGTTTCATATTCTTTTTGTCCTGCGCGCTTGCACCTATCCCGAGGGCGGATTTTGCTTCCGCTATTTCTGACGCACTTGCTCCTGAAGAGTTTGCCTTCTGAGAACTTACTTTTTTTGAGCTTGCTATATACTGGCTAAACTTTAAAGAGTGTTCTGCATGATAAATTCTTCCTGTATTAGACAGCATAGTGCTTGACATTTAGGTGTCTTCAATCATAAAATCACCACGTCCAAGCTTATTATTGCCAAGGTAAAAAGTGCAGATTTGACCTGCTAATTTTTTAAAATCTTCATTCTCTTGTCTCGGATCTGCACCTGCGGGGAAACCGCTTACAAATTTTATTTGTAATTCTTCGGGCTGAAAACCTTTTATTGTTACCTTTTTGACGCCTGATTTACTTTTCTTTTCTTCCGTTTTTAATTTACTGCTGATTGTAAAATTACTTATTGATAAAACTTTGTCGTTTGATATTTCAAAAGTTTTATTTTTCCATTTTGCCTGTATAGTCATTAATTACCCTTTCGGCGGTGTTGTATCAGCTCCCTCGTTGCCGTTACCGTGAATATGTGAATTTTGGCTTGCAACATTTTCCGTTGTGACATCTTTTGCGCTTATATTTTCCATTGCCTCAATATTTTCAATAACAGTCACACTGCCGGGAATTATACCTGTCCACTCACCGTCCATTCTCTCTAAGATTATCCCGCTTAAATCATCAAACAACGCAAATACAACCGTGTCGCCTGCTTTTAATGCTCCCATTGCCCCACGAAAATGCCACGGTATTATTAAAGGTTTTGTCGGCATATCAGGCTGCGAGGACGGTAAAACACGCGCTCTTGTACAATCTCCGTTTTTATCCAACGGGCCTGATTCTATTGTTGAAATTATGCCTTTTCCAATTTCTGACATCAGACAACCGCCTTTCTGAAAAATACTTTGCTTTCCATTTTGACAAAATCCTGCCGTAAGTGATTTATAAAAACATTACCGTTCCAAGAGGCCGCGCCCGCTGTTTGCAGTGCAACAACAGAACCCGCTGCAATTCCTCGCATTAACGGGGTTTTAAAAACTCCGTTATTCAATTTTTTATTTTCACTGGCCAGTAATCCTTTGGCGTAACGATTACCCTCATCTTGTGATGATATCTCACAATTAATTGTTTCAATTAACGGCTTGGTAAGTTTGTTTCTGCTTGTGTAAGTGCCTGTTATACTACCGTTTGAAATTTGTGCATTACCATAACCATCCTCAAAATTTTCATCAAAAGAAAAGTCATTACTTTCGTTTAATACAATAGTTTGAGCAGGGTCTCTTTTTTCGAAATTTTCTTCATTAAAAACTATCAATTTTTTATCATGAACTAGAAAGTTTAAACCCTCTAATCTGCAACGTTGTTTAAGAAAATCAAAATCAGCAATGTTAGCCTGTCTTACATACGTATAAAGAACATCTTCTACATCATACTCCTCAAATTCAAGCCCATGCCTGCCTGCTGCCTCTTCAAACAACTGATGTAAATGTACATTTTGCCAAGATTTATTGTATTTTGTTTTATAAAATGTATCCGGTAAAGAATTAGCACTTAATGTCATTAAACCGTTTTCGGGCTTGGCTTTCTCAACAAACATTCTTCCTGTGTCTGCAAGACCGTACTTGATTTGTATAACATCATTGCTGTCTGGATTCCATTTGTCCCATAATCTCTTGGTGTCATTGAATTTCATTAACAATTTACACCCTTTATTATCGGCATACATATCATGTTCGCACGTGCTTAATGAAACACTTTCGTGTATATCTTTTCCGTTATAAATAATTTTCAAAACATCATCTACGGCCGTTTGTTCAACTTTTTCAGTCTTTAAAGGACTAACATAAGCGGCCGCTTTGACAGCTTTTGCTTTCCCTTCCCGCCCCCATTCCATAAATGACAAAGTTATTTTACCAAAAACTATTGTCCCATCATTTAACACTTGCTCACCGGAAAGGCTCACGCCTGAAAGCATAACGTTTGGCGGCCCATAAAGAGCGTTTTCAAGCAAAAACGGCGCAGATTTCCCTAAGTACGAAACCATAGTATTGTATTCATTTATCGGGTCAACCCCAACTGTCGGACTCACAGAATAACTTATATCAAATTTTTGGTTTTCATGACCTTCTATAACAGAAGTTCCATTGTCACCGTTAGATTTTTTCTTCACTTTGTAAGAGATATTCAAACCCTCAAGTGATTTCAACATTTTATTTGATATTTCAAATTTTCTGTCACTCCAAGATGCCTGTATTGCCATAAATACCTATCCTAACCAAGGCGGTAATGATTCACTTGTTTCTAATGTATCAAATATCGGAATTTTTAAATGTTCACCGCCCTCAAATATTATTGTTTGCAAATAATTCGGATTTGCTTGCATAATATGATGTGCAAAAGTTTCCTCACTGTAAAATTCAAAGGCGATACTATCAAATGTATCGCCTTCTAATGCAATATAATCAGAATACGAGATTATCTGTATCATCCAGTTTTACTCCTTTACTTCTTAGCCACTCAATAATCAAATCTATAAAGTCGCTTTCACACTCTTTTAGCTTTTCTAAAATAGCTTCAGGACTTACATCACCTTCTATCATAAGCTGAGGACTGAATGTAAAGCCGCCTAAATCATAAGTCGTGCTTAGGCTTTCACCCGCACCGAGCAAGTCGCCTGCCTGCTCCCATAAAGCCAGATTGCTTGCACGGTATGCAGGGTCAAAAGAAATTACAGCCTCAGGAGCTTTTTCACCGCAGATAGAAGGACTTGTTGCCCAACCGCCTGTCGCAAGCTGCGGCATTTGCGGGTTGAAATCTATCATAGGAATTTTAGGAATATTCATCCAATCAGGCAAACCTGTATTTATTCCGTTAATAAAACTGTTGATTAAGCCCGAAATAGAATTTATTAAAGCTCCGAAAGTATTTAAAATCCCGCGTATAATGTTTAAGAATACGTTTTTTACGTCTTCCCAAGCCGATTGCCATTCTCCACTGAATACATGCCGGATAAAGTCAATTACACTCGTCAATATTTCAAGAATATTTGTCAATAACGGTGAAAACGCCTTTAATGCCTCGGTTACTACTCCGCTAAGTACTCCGCCCCAAAAAGCAAATACAGGCCCTAGAAGTTTTGCCGTAGATAATATTAACGGTAAAATTTGTTTACCTAAATTCAATAATGGGGGTAACATATTCCCGAGTTCTTTTCCAAACCCGTCAATCATTCCTTTTAAAGCCGGAGCAACTTCGGCTATAAACGCCTCTAAATCAGGCAATATTTCAGCTAAGGCAGGCGCAGCCGCATCCATTATATCACCGAGCCCCTCGGACAAGACCGTTGCTACAGGTTCAAGAAGAACCTGCATTTTATTTGTGAAAAGTTTCCATTTCTCGGGAGCGTCATATATTTCCCAAGCAGCACCGCTTATTGTTTCTTGGCTCTCCTGCAAAGAATTTGTAAGCTCATGAATATTCATTGAACCTTCACGAATTGCACGTGCCATTGTACTTCCGGCTTTTGTCCCGAAAACTTTAGCCGCTATATTTATTGCCTCGGTTTCTGTACGCGCTTTTTTGATACGCGCATAATATAATGCCAGCCCATCACTTGCCGACATATTTTCTTTTGCAAACGCTGCCGTACTTTTTTTCAATGCGGCTAAAACTTCATCGGTATTAACACCCTCTTTTTCTAACTGCCCCATTAATGTTGCTGCAGTTTGAAAACTGTAGCCCATATTTTGAAGCTGCGGACCAAACTGTTGTAATTTTCCAAAAAGGTCAGTAAAGCCTGCGCCAGTTGATTGTGATACTTTGAATATATAATCCATTTGACCGCCCATATCAGAGGCGTCAATGTTCCATTGCTGAAAGGCTTTAGAACTCGCGTCTACAACGGTTGTTACATCTTCTTTCATCAAATCAGCTGCTAACAGCGCCTGTTTTGATACATCTTGAAGTTCTTTACCCGTCAAATTCAGCTTTGTATTATAATCGGCAATTACTGTTCCGACTTTATCCATTTCTGCGGGAACTGATGTATAAACAGCTTTGAAGTCGTCTTTTAACGCATTTAATGCCTCACCCGTTGCACCTGTCTGAATTCTGATATTATCAAATGTGTCACCGAACTGCTCGCCTAAAGTCCACAATTCTTTTGTTATATCCGCTATTCCCTTGACTGCGGCTACCCCCGCAGCAACAAAAGTCGCTCCGATTGCTGCCGCTTTAAGGTCAATTTTTCCAAGAAGGTCGACAGCTCCTTTTACACTTTTTCCAAGTGAAGGGTCTATAGCACCTGATAACTCAACTATTGTTTTCATTGTTTTTCATTTGGGTGCCATCATCTTCTCCTGAAACGATTATTCTGTGTAAAATATCTTTGACGAGGTTTTCTTTCTTGTTCCTCTTTTAAATCCTCAACAGTTTATTTAATCTCTTTTAATAAAACGTTGATTTCTGTCTGATATACAGTATTTAAAGAGATGTTGTAGTATTTTGAATATTTTCTTGCGAGTTTTCTAAGGGTTCTGCCATCGATTGTGCTGTATTCTGATTTGTAAAAAAAGCCTGACCCGCTTTCATCAACTTAGCTAAATCAAAACCGCTTATCCTTGACAAATCAATAAATGTGTAATCTCTGTTTACCGCAATAATTGCCGCCATTGCTATATAAATATGGAGCGTACTGTCAAGCTGTGCGACCTTTTGTATCATTGCTCCGCTTGAACCCAGTGCGCTTGCTTTTGCGGCTTCCGCATTTCCGTAGTCCTGAACTGTCATTTTTGAAAAATCATAATTCAATTCTTTTACACTATTTCCGTTAATCATTATCGGATTATCTAATTTTATTGTTCCTTGCATGTATTTCTCATTCTTTAAAAAAACGGGGTATAAATACCCCGCAATAGTACGTAACTACAATAGTTTTTTGATTGACTTGCTGTAATCAACACCGTCAATCTTAACTATACCTTTTAATTGGTCTATTAAAGTCTGTTCTACACCGTCAACAAATAATTGATAACGTATAGCTGATATAGCAATATCGCCCGACCAAGTTTCACCGGGTGTGAGGGCACCGCCTGAAAATTTTTTCGCAGTACCTCTTATAAAAGCCTTTATACCTGTCTGTTTGTTTGAACCGTCCAGTTTTAAATCATTTTGTGCGCAACGAAATTCGAAGTTTTTTGGTTCCAGAGCGCAATATTTTCCCATTTTTCTGTTCAAGCCCATTTTTGTTATTCCGGCTTCCATAGGATTCACCAGTGGAACAGGCAAGGAAATTGTGCCGGTAGCTTTATACTCTGCAAGAAAAAATTCAACATCAGGCAATGTACAAGTTACATCTTCCGCCACAATATCATTATCACAAAGCAATTTGTTAGCCAGTATCGGACCGTTTAAATCTATTGTCGCCATTATGCTGCCTCCTCTCCGACATAGCTTGCCAAGCCGTCATCTGTATAATAAACCTTAGCAGTGTATGATTTGCCCTGCGGTGTTACGGTTACAGGAATATCAAACAAGAAATCGCCGTTCATTATATCTGTTGTCGTATTATCCTTACTTAAAAACGCTACTTTCGGATTACCGACTAACCCTTCACGTCTTACAAGATAGTCCAAAAATTCCTGTTCTTCGTTTATAATTGAATCTTTCCTTTGCAACGAAAGACCTTTATCAATATCATCAGCATATTTTACCTGAAAATCATTGACAATATGAAAAAGCATTCTGATATAAGTATCAAAAATAACTTTTGCGTCCATTTCCGTTCCGTAGCAATAAGCGTCGGTATGTCCGCCCCAGATAACCCATTTGCCGTTATTTCTTATGTAGGTTGTTAATCCTTTTTCATTTAGTTTGTTTGCCTTGCTTCTGCCAAAACCTTTTGATTTGCTGTCTTTGCCAAAATAAGGTCCCGTAATCGGTACAGTTTTGTTCGAACATGTATCTTTTGGAATACCGTTATTATTAGTGTCCTGACGCATAAATTCAACAACCATAAGTACAGAACCATGATAAATCCTGTCAGTTTGACTGTCATAACACATCGGCCAAATAGATTTTGCACGGTCTGAATTATAGTTGTGTTGTTCTTTCCATTTAAGAGCTTTATCACGTGTATCAATCCTTTCATCACCGTCAACAACAGGCAAATCCGAACAAACAAAACACTGCCATTGTTCATCTACCGCGTTTGCCGCAGTAACCGCTGCGCTATAAACTTTCGGATTATCCATATAGCCTGGTATCGCAAGCAAATTAGGAACCTTATTTGTTTCGCGATTGAATAATTCAAGCAATGAAAGTCCTGAATATTCTTCATTAGACGTTACCGTTCCAATAATATCCTCTACAGTTATGAGAGAAACATCAACCTCATCAAATGAACATTGTACTGAACCGCTTATCGGTTCATCCTGCAATGATTGAAGTATAACCGTTCCTTTTGCAAAGTTGTAATCAACAGAATAATCAACGTCAAGAACTTTCTCCGCCAGTGCTATACTGTCAAGAATAATGGTATCTGACTTAAATTCTGCTCTGCCGTTTGTAAAAGCTACCTGTTTTGTTGTTTTTTCAGTCTTTTTGTGAATATCCGGATTTAAAACGTTTATTACAAAAATAGGTCCGATATTGCCGTTACGGTTATCAAAATGCGCCGCAACAGCTTCCGACAACGTGAAACTTTCCCAATCAGACGAATATCCTACCTTTGTATAAGCATCCGTTTTATCGCTCAGCTCAATAAATGAATTTACAAGGTCTTTTTCTTTATAACCTTTTACAAGATTAATCGGAGCTTTACCTATATAAATCGCATTTGTTGAGGCTTGAACGGTACTTTTTGTTATGCTGTCCCCTATAAAACCATAGGAGCCATGTTTATATGCCATTTTTGTCCTCCTGTTAAAAACTTTTTGGTTTTTAATCTAATAAGTATCTGTAATTTTCTTTCGTTCTTATTACCGAACGTTCAAGTGTAAATTTTATTTCCGCGTACCAGTACGGGAAAAATTTCGGGATATTTTCCTGCTCCGGTATTGGTGCAAAATTTACTGGATTTTCTTTTACAAGCCTTAAACCGCCTATAAACTCGCTGTTTTCAATTTTTTGTAACGCTAAGTCTACAAAATTCCAAGCGTCACGCCAGCCTTCCGCATTTAATGATATTTTCGTTTTTTGACCGTCTTTTGTATGCTGACCCGGATTCCATGTTGAAAATCCCAGCCTTACATTTAACTCGCCTGTTTTTGAAATCAAATCATCAGACCCGCCCTCAAGCTGGACACAGATTGACGGTATCGACGGCGCAGTATTAGGGAAGTTTTTTGACGGCAGATAATGAACAAATACTGAAGGAGTAATAAGTTCATAATTATATTTGTCTATCGGACTTTCATCATCGGGTCTTTTAAACTCTATACCTGAACAAATATTATCCTCAAGCCATTTTTTTATAACATCGAGATTTGATACTATTGTCATTACTGCTCCTTTTAACTGTTTACGTTTTGATGAAGCGTTACTGTCGTCATTCCCATATCTTCGTCACACTCGTCAACAAAATACGGGCGGCCGTCAATATCCATTGGGGTTCCCGTGGGCTTTTTAGAACCGATTTCAGATGTTTTAACAAAAAGCAAAGCGCTGCTTTCCGTAATCGCTACATCTGCCCCGCCTTGCTTTTCCCGAAGTTTGTTGTCATCAAAAATACATTCGATTTCTTTTCCGTCGATTATATGAAGTTCTGCTAATTCATCAATACTAAAAAAAGTTTCGTCTAAATCTGCCGCCAACTCATCTTTAAAGCCCATTATCCGACAACTCCGTCACCATTATTAAAGTTCGGCTGTTCACCGTCATCGTCAGTATCAGTATCGGTATCAGTATCAGTGTCGCTGTCATCATCTGAACCGGCCTCCTCATCTTTTTTAGCGTCTATTAAATCAATAATCTGCTGTTTTGTTTTGCATTCTGCAAGCACTGATTTATCAACGCCATACTGCAATGCAATTTTTGACAATGTAGCCATATTCATTGATTTGTTATATACCGGATTGCCGTTTTCGTCTTTTTGTTCAACATTTACACCTGTCGAACCGATATCAACAATCTCGGCAACTTCCAAATCCACAAGCCTTTTAGCCTCATCATAGGAAACCTCAAAAGGTTCATCTTTTGAGGTTTTTGATACTACCGAATTATTTACATACAAACCGTATGCCCCGCGTGTTATTCTTATTTTAGTCATTATGCCTCCTGCTTTTTCGCGTCGTCAACTTTTGCTGTTACCATAGGGTTTTTGTTGTTTACAACCGGTAACGGAGCAGCTGAGACACCGATTTTTCTGATATTTGAATCCCTATCTGCAAGGTATTTCGGAACCCTTGCAGAAGCCCACGTATGGAATTGTCCGTCTTCTTCCAACTGGTCGATTGCGCCGTATAAAGTTCGGCCGCATGCCGGTGCTGTTAAACAGACATAACCTGTCGGAACAAAACTTTCATCAACACCTTCATCGTTTTCAAACGTTTCATCATAGTTGAAGACTGTTATCCAAATTCCTTTACAGTTTAATCTGCAATAAATACTTGCACCTTCTGGAAGTTCTTCGGGTTTGACTTCGCCTATTTCAACACGTCTGTTGTCGAGTTGTTTTTGGATTTTTGTGTTACTTTCAATATACGAAATAACATCTGACCCGCATATCAAATCCTTTGCAGGAAGTCCGCGTTTTTTCAACATCATTGCCATGTTATATATGTCGCCCAAAATATCAGCGTCAGGGTCTGACCAAGGTTTAGAAGGTGTATAAACAGCAGGGTTTTTTTCTTCCGTATAGAAATGAATTTCGCTGTCTTCGGTTTCAACCCCGTCAACATAAGCCTTCATAATATAACCGTTTTCAAAAAGTGCTTTTGCACACATCCATTCTTCACGGTTTGTAATCATTTCCGATTGTTCGTCAATATCTTTTAATGCCATCATGTTTTGACGTTCTTCCGCTGTTAATTTGCTGTATAAAGCTTCGCCAAATCCGCGTTTTTTTAAATCATCCGCTGTCATAGGACGGATAGGCGCAATTAAAGGCGGAGTGTAACTTGTAGTTGTGAAACCTTTACGCATAATAGTTTTGCCGCCTTTGCGCGGTGCTACAAACGGAGCAAGTTTCTTTCTGCCTTCTTTGTAGTCTACAAGTACATCATTTGTTGAAAAAATATCCGTACTTTCATTTGTCGGGAAATATCTGTCACGCAAAAAACTCGTTGACTTTGGCATTTCCTCCACTGCCATTATCAGCTGGTGTGTATTTGTAATATCAATAGCCATTTAATTCCTCCTTAATATTCCATTGCTGTATCGAGAAGAATTCCGACTGTTCTCAAATCTTCTCTGTCGTTTGCTGTAATTGTGTAATCATCGGCAGCAATTAATGCATTCTCATTAAAATGCCCCACCCTGTAAGCAACTGCTGTTACATCTGCCGTTGTGGCGTCTTCGGAATCTTCCGCAAGAATACAATTTGCTTTCGGTTCAGCGGTTTCGGTTGTCAATTTTGCCGTTCCGAGAATTACAAACTTACCGTCTTCACCTTTTGCAAGGACTGTACCTCGTTTCAGAGCCTTTGGTCCTGTTCGGATTGTCACACTGAATACGTCAGGTTTTGGCTCATAGTCATTGATTAGGTTATCATATTCCATTGTTTCGACAACCTGATTTAATTGTTTTGTCATTATTTTTTACCCCCTTTAAGTTGTAAGTAAGTATTCGCAATTCTTTTAGCTTCTTGTGAGCTGTCAGGTTTAGCATTCGTTCCGCTATTGCCCAGCGATTGAACTTTAATCGCTCCCGATTGTTGGTAATCTGATGACAGGTTCGTAAGAGATTTTTTGTTGGTTTTCTTTTGAAGTTCAATAGCTCTATAGGCAAGTGTTGCCGCACTGCATGCATTTTTGCCGTATTTAGCCTCACTTACAAGTTTTTTGTTGCAGATAGTTCCCGCAATTTTATCAATATTTTGAATACGTTTGCGTTCTTTCAATACTGCGGCTTTCATTTTCGGGCTCAAATTTTTTAATACGGTTTCCTCCTCTTCATCATCGGTGAAGTCGTCATCTTCATTCAACAATTCTTCATCATCGTCGTTTTCGAGTTCGTCGTCGACTTCATTTTCAAGCTCTTCAGTCTGCGAATTTTTCTTATTTCTTTTATTATTC